CAAGAGTACTTGCCGATGGCAATGTGTACGGTATTGTAAAAGAAAGAAACGGATATATCGTTAAAAAAGGTATTGATGAATCTACTTTGGATTACATTGACCCAATGAAAAATAGAAAATATCATTCATCTTATTCACAAGCATTAAAGAAATTAAATTTAATTGCAGGTGAATTAAATAGATTGAATGAAAATGAACAAGGTACTGCATTGTTTGGTGAACAAAAAAAGTTTGTTTTAAAAACACCAAAATCTGATGTTCCCGCACCTGCACCTGTTGCACCCGCACCTGAAATGCCGGTAGCACCATCACCTGAACCAGCACCTGCTCCTATGGGAGATGAGGCAATGCCTGAACCACCAAGTGATGATATGATGCCAGATGATATGGGTATGGAAGAACCACCAAGTGATGATATGATGCCAGATGATATGGGTGGTGAAGGAGATGAAGGTCCTGTGACATTGAAACAAGTTCAAAAGTTAACCGGTAAATTGGGGCAAAAATTAAGAGCTTACGCATCTGAACAAGAAATGACTTCTGAAGATGTTAAGTATGTTCTTAATTCTATCTTATCAGCTGTTGATTTGAATTTGTTGGACGAAACTGATAAGGAAGATATCTTATCAAGATTCGAAGGAGAGGAAGGTGGTGAAGATGGTTCTAGTTATGACGAAATCGGTATGGAACCAACTGAACCTGATACTTCTGATTTGGACATGGGTGATGAAATTACTGCTGAACCTGAAGTAGGTGAAGGTAATAGTTACAATTCTAAGATAAATGCAATTATGGACGGTATGTTTACTGAGTCTAAAGTTGATAAAATATTATCTAAGTATTTTGTTGAAACACCTGAAGAAAAAGAACTTAACGAATCAAAAAAAGTACAAACTTATATTAAGAAAAAAATAAACAAAGTTAGTGTTATGGAAGAAGTTAAAAATCTTTCAGAAACAATTGAACAAGAATTAACATCTGAATTTATTTTAAGGGAAAATGAAGGTGCTAAATTTATTGGTAAAACTAACTTGAAAAACTTAGTATTTGAAAACGAGGGAAAACAAATTAAGGTTTCTCCAAAAGGTGAAATTCTATGAACCGTTTAGTTTTCGTAAATGAGTTAGGTCCAAACTTTAGAGGAGACAACCTTTATGAGTTTATATTCTCAGACAACGAAGACGTAAGCGGGGAAGATTGGGAATCATCACCAGCTGGTGGAAATCCACAACCCCCTCATATAGACTACATAACAAAAGTTGGAGTTCTAAAAAACGATAAAATAAAACTTAACGTTATTCAGAACTCTGACTTTTTTTCTTTCTACGACGCAGTTGATAAAGTAATTGCATTATCATGGGAAGACATTGAAAATGAATACTATAATGAAGAAGATACAAGATTGGTATTTCATTATGGTGATAGTGAACAAGATGTTATGTCAAAACTATACGAGAGGGATATTATATTAACATTTGAAAAAAATTTAACACATGTCTAACATTGGTGAAAAAATAGAAAAATTGATAAGTAATGGTTTTACTTATAACACCCTAAGAGGTTTGAATGAATCTCAGATTGGGTTATTATATACAAGATTGGTTGAACAACCTACAAATCCTAACTTAGAAAAAAACATTCAGGGATTGGATTTATTGAATAGAAAATTAACTGATGTAGAGTTGAAAATGAAAAAATTAGGTTTGACCGAAAAAAATATCGATGAAGATGATTTCGGCTTAGACGCTGACCAAGTTTATACGGGTCAATTGGGTGCTCACGGTGAGGACCAATCTGCCGATGATGGTATGGATGATGATACATCACCACAAAATAATGATAGAAAAATGGTGGGTGAAACTGAAGTGACAGAAAAGTTTGAGTCTAAATCACAACAAAAATATTTTTTTGTAAAATGTAAAACAGCAAGAACTGAGAAATCGAAAAAAAAATGGTGTAGAATGGCTAAAGAATTTGCTGACGACACTGATTTTAGTAAATTACCTGAAAAAAAGAAGAAAGATATGCAAGAATTGGAGGAAAGCTTGACAAAGTTAATTGAAAAGCATATACCTGAACATATCACTAAAGGTCAATTAATGAAAATGTTTGAAGGTTCAACCAAATCAGCACCGGCACCTGCTAAGGTACCAACTGTAAAACCAGGTGAAAAAGTAAAACAACCTGGTAAGAAGAACCCTTTTAAAATTAAACCTGCACAAAAACCAAATCCAAAAGCTGAGATGACTGAAGCGGGAGTTGGAGCACCAGCTCCAACAAAAGCACCTGTTAAGACACCAACAAAAACACCAAGTAAAGCACCTGGTAAGAAAAATCCTTTCAAGATTGAACCGGCACAAAAACCAAATCCAAAAGCTAAAGGTCCAAAATGGTTGAGCTATAATACATTCACCTCAATGGGTTATACATTAAAATAATGAAAAACAAAAGAAAAATATTTGAAGCTCCAATTGATGAGCCAACAGGTTTTAGTATAAACCCTAATTTAAAAAGAGCTATTGAAAGAGGTGAAACACCACTTTCTAATAGTCCTTTTATTCCTAAAAAGGGTGAAGATGATAGACAATCATTTGAAGAAATTGCTGCTTCTAAAAGATTTAGAGATGTTGTGACAAAACTTGAAAGATATTTGGGAATGAATGTTCCTAACAATATGGGTGGACTTCAAATGATGATGATGAGATTGTTTGGTGAGGTTAGTCAATTTGAAAGTTCAAGAAGACAAGAACTTGAACAATTGGCAAAAGATTTAGTATCAAATGAATTGGTTGACCCAAAATATGCCGAATTTATACAATTTGACCCTAAGTTGGTTGGAATGGGTGAAGCGGGGAATGAAAATTTCCAAGCAGAACCTGAAGAGTTTTCATCTGAAGATATTGAATTAGCATTTGAAGATTCAGGTGAAGATTTAGAAGAATTTGTAGATGCGTTTGAAAACTTTGATTACATGGTTGCAAAACGTAGATTTATGAACGCAATTATTCAAGGTGCCGCTAAAAAGGGTCACTTTATGTTTGAATTAATCAGAGATTCGTTGGAAGAAATGGAACCTGGTATTACTAACAAGTATGGTGCATTGATGGCGATGAACGATTATTTGTATTGGTTATTACCACCTGAAATGGTGCAACAAATGGCGGCAGCAGGACAAAATATGGGTGGTTCTGAAGAAGTAGAAATGGAACAGGATGAAGACGGTGAATATACAGGTAATTTTGTTGTTAGAGCAAAGGCAGTTATGTTCCCAATTTTGGTTCATGAATTAATTAAAGGTTATTACGATATTTTAGGTGCGGCATCTTTACCAACTGACCCAATTCAGGCTCAAATGGTTAAACAAACTGCTGATACATTAGTAAACGAAATATTTGATATTATCACAGGTACATATTTGTGGGAAAAATTGTTGGAAACATATCCTGCAAAAGTATTAGAAGACAACATGAAGATTGTTCAAAGTTTAATTTTCAGAGAGTTTTCTAAATTACCAAAAAACAAATTCACATCATTAGCCCAAAGAGTTAATAAGGGTGATGCAACTGCGTATACTGAAATGGAACGTATTGCTGACCAAATCATTGATGAGTTAAACAAACAAGATTTAGAAGAAATTTTAGGTAGTTCAAACTATGAAGATGATGACGATGACGACACTATGGGTTATCCATCTGACGATGATGATGACGATGATGTTGACTTGAGTTTCTTGAGTGATTTAGGTATTGATACTCCGCCAACCAAGTAACGGAGTATTTATAAGGGATGAGTATCACAAAAGAACAAGCCCTTATAGAATATGCTAAGTGTGTCAAAAACACTCCATACGCTTTAAGAAATTATTTACAAACGTATGACAACACACAGTCAAAATTTGTTCCATTAGATTTATTTCCGGACCAAGAAACCTTAGTAGAAGATTATGACAACTACGAGGAAAACATTGCCTTAAAATATCGTCAAGCCGGTGTATCAACAGTTACTGCTGCTTGGGCTTCTAAAAAAGTGGTATTTGCAAACAAGCAAAAACCTGAAAAAATTCTTGTAATTGCCAACAAATTAGATACTGCGGTAGAATTTGCTAATAAAATTAGAGGGTTTACGGAGCAGTGGCCAAATTGGATGGGGGTATCATTTTCATCTGAAAAGAATTCACAAAGACACTTTAAATTATCAAATGGGTGTGAAGTCAAAGCGGTTGCAACTTCACCTGATGCACTTCGTGGTTATACCCCTACCGTATTGATATTTGACGAGGCGGCATACATTGAAGCTAATGATGATTTTTGGGCTGCTTGTATGGCTTCGTTATCAACAGGTGGTAAAGTTATTGTAATTTCAACACCAAACGGATATGATGCAATCTATTACAGTATCTATGAACAGGCTATTAAAGGAATGAATAGTTTTAAAGTTACTGAAATGTATTGGTGGAGAGACCCAAGATATACTAAAGATTTATACTTTATTAAAGTCAAAGATTTAATTCACTATTTTTTAAATCGTGATGAATACCCCAACCCTGAGATTATTAGTTTTGATGGTGTACCAACAAGTCAAAGAAATTTTGGTGATTTCAAAAAATTAATGGATGATGGTTACAAAGTAAGTTCTGGTTGGTTTGAAACTATGGCCAAAAAGTTAAAATTTGATAAGAGAAAAATTTCTCAGGAGTTGGAATGTAACTTTTTAGGTTCGGGAGATAACGTATTTGACGCACAATTAACCGATAAGATTAGAACTGAAATGGTTCGTCAACCTGAATCAAAGATGGTTCAAAATCAACTATGGATTTGGAAAGAACCAGTTGTTGGTCATAGATATATCATGGGTATGGACGTATCAAGAGGTGACTCTGAGGATTTTACATCATTTCAAGTTATCGATTTTGACGAAAGGGAACAAGTTGCCGAGTATGTTGGAAAACTTCCTCCTGATGTTGCGGCTGAAATTGCATATAAGTGGGGAAATTACTACGATGCGTTTATTGTTATTGATATTACGGGTGGTATGGGAGTTTCAACATCAAGAAAATTACAAGAATTGGGTTATAAAAACTTATATGTTGATGGAATTAATTATGGTAATATTTGGGAGTCAACTGTTAAGTCTAATGAAAAAATACCGGGTATAAACTTTAATGGTAAAAGGGTTCAAATTATTGCTGCGTTTGAGGAAGCGTTAAGACATGGATTTAAATTGTATTCTGCTAGGTTACTTGGTGAGATGAATACGTACGTTTATATAAACGGACGACCTGACCACATGAAAGGGCAACATGATGATTTAATTATGTCAATGTCAATGGCTTTATATGTTGGACAAAACGCATATAATCAACTTGAAAAGGTTAATGAACAAACAAAGGCTATGTTAAGCTCTTGGACCGTAGCTGACGACAGTACAAATAGAGAAATAACACAATTTAATCCGGGAATGCCTGTTTTATCACCAACAGGATATAACGATGCTTTTTCATCAAATCCAACAAAAAAGGATTATGAACAGTATTTATGGTTATTCGGTAGAAGATAAAGTTTATTCATAAAAAAAAGATACTATATTTAGAGGGATGGCAGACAATTTCACCATATGGCAACGACTTACCAAAGTCTTTGGTCCCGACTCAACTTTGGGTCAACAGCCTCCAGTTTATAAATTTGATAAGAAGGAATTATTAAAAACCACAGATAAGCAAGAATTTGAGAAGGAAAAACTCCAAGCTCAACAGACAATGTATCTTGGTCAACAATGGGGTAAAGTAGAAAATAATTTATATTCACAGGCAATTTATTATGAACCGACAAGATTGGCATCATATTATGATTATGAATCAATGGAATACACTCCTGAAATTTCCGCAGCTTTAGATATCTACGCTGAAGAATCAACAACAACAAATGAAGATGGATATATTCTACAAATATATTCAGAATCAAATAGAATTAAGGGAATATTAGCGGATTTATTTAATAACAGATTGGATATTAACACCAACTTACCAATGTGGACAAGAAACACTTGTAAGTATGGTGATAACTTTGTTTACTTGAAATTAGATTCTGAAAAAGGTATTATGGGTTGTCAGCAACTTCCAAACATTGAAATTGAACGTTTGGAACGTGGTATGAAAATCAAACCATCACATAATACAACTGAGGATGCAAAATCTTTGAAATTCGTATGGAAAGTAAAAGATATGGAAATGAATACTTGGGAGGTGGCTCACTTCCGTTTGTTAGGTGATGATAGAAAACTTCCTTATGGTACCGCTATGTTAGAAAAAGCAAGACGTACTTGGAAACAGTTATTATTATCTGAAGATGCTATGTTGGTGTATAGAACATCAAGAGCACCTGAAAGACGTGTATTTAAAGTATATGTTGGTAATATGGATGATAAGGACGTTGAACCATACATCCAAAGAATCGCCAATAAGTTTAAGAGAGACCAAGTTGTTGATTCAAAGACTGGTAACGTTGACTTAAGAATGAACCAAATGGCGGTTGACCAAGATTATTTCATTCCTGTTCGTGACCCAGCTCAAACAAGTCCTATTGAAACATTGGCGGGAGCACAGAACCTTTCAGAAATTGCCGATATTGAATACATCCAAAAGAAATTATTAACAGCTCTTCGTGTACCAAAAGCATTTTTAGGTTTTGAAGAAGTTGTTGGTGATGGTAAAAACTTGGCATTACAAGATATTCGTTTTGCTAGAACTATAAATAGAATTCAAAAATCTATGATTCAGGAACTAAATAAGATTGCAATTATTCACTTATTTATTCTTGGATTCGAAGATGAATTAACGAACTTTACATTAGGATTAACAAACCCATCAACTCAAGCTGATTTATTAAAGATTGAGAATTGGAAAGAAAAAATTACACTTTACAAAGAAGCGGTTTCTGACCCAGGCAACGGTATTCAAGCAGTATCAACAACATGGGCTAAAAAACACATTCTTGGATTTTCTGATGAGGAAATTAAATTGGATATCCAACAACAAAGAATTGAAAAAGCGGTTGGTGCTGAATTACAGAAAACACCTGAGGTAATTATTCATACAGGTATTTTTGATAATATTGATAGATTGTATGGTAAGAAACCCGGTGAAACAGCCACGCCACCTGCTGAGGGTGACGATATGGGTGGAGCACCACCAAGTGGTGATATGGGTAGTTTAGGCGGAATAGGTGGAGGACCTGAAGATATGGGTGGAGCACCTGATATTCCTGAGTCCCCTGAACCACCGTCTGGAGGTGAAGTAACACCTGAAAGTAAAATGAACGATTTAAATTTAATTTTGGAAGATGATTTAATTAGTGGTAGAGATGAAATTGATTTATCTAAAGGTAGAACATCAATTAATGAAATTGAAACCAAATTAAACGAATTATTAAATACTTAAGATATTTATTGATATGAGAAATTTTGGATTATTAAAAAGTATTGTTGAAAATGCTTTAGTTAAAACATACAAAACTGAAGATTTTAAACAAATTATAAAAGAATTTAGAGATTTTATTAGGGACAACAAATCCGTTGGTGAACTATATGTTGAATACGGTTCCTTAATGAAAACCAAAGGATTGAACGAAGAAGTTGCGAAAGAATTTTTGGGACTTTCAGTTGATTTCATAAAAAATACAATTAACAGTAACAAACGTGAATTTGAGCAGTTTGACAGCTGGGTTGAAACTTTAGGAGAAAGTATTGATAATCAATATGAGTTATTAGATAACATGGTTTATGCAAAAACCGCCGATGATTTTACTAAATTGGTTGAATCAAGAAAACAAATGTGGAAGTTAATGTCAGAAACAAAAGAAGAATCAACAATCACAGAATCAGTTAACATTCCATTAGAATCTATGTTTGGTGTGGCTGCTGACACATTCGCAAAAGAATATTCACAATTAAGTGAATCTGAATTGTTTGAATTAAAATCAATCTTAAGAATGTCACAAGAAGAATTGAGTGAAGGTATTGAAAGATTGAAAACTGAGGTTCTTGGAAAACTTTCAGTTGTTAACGAAAGTGATGAAGATACAAATAAGAAATTAAACGAAACGAAGATAAGAATAGAATCAACACCAATTGATTCCTTATCATATTACAAACTTAAAAAATTGTCAGAAGGACTTTAAAATAAAAACCCCTCTTTCGAGGGGTTTTTTGTTATTCAGCTTTTTTGTCTGAACCTTTTGAGAAAATCTTCTCAACAACTGTAAGACCCAATCCACCACCAGCAATTAAACAAAGCGCATCAAACATATACTCAGGTGTTACACCATCTTTGGATGTAAATGTTGCAACATAAGCTAAGATAATTACGTTTAATAAAGTGAATAAAGATGCGAATCTTTTTGATGAAACGTCAGAACCGTTTCCTAGTAAATTCATAATAAAGTTTTTCATATTCTTGGTATTTGTTACCAATAAATATTAGTCAAAGTTACTTTGGGCGATTTGTTGTTTGTATATTGCTTTTTTTATTTGTTCCCTTTTCAAAGTTGTTTTTTTAACATACTCTTGTTTTGCACGAAGTTGTTCAATTTGTTTTGTTTTGATAACTTTGTGTTTGTAACGTTTTAAAGCTTTTTCCAAACTTTCACCTTTTTCTAAAATTATTTTTATCATATAAAAAATGTGTGTTATTGATATAAATATACAAATAAAATTAAATTTGTTAATAAGTTTTTTTTTATTATCTTTTCACTACAACAAATAAACATTTCACAAATGAAAAAGAATGAAAAAAGGGAAAACATCAAAATTGGATTTATTCCAAGATGCTAAGTGCTATTACGGTAGTGTAGATGCGACAGAATTAAAATCAATTTATTTAGTATTACAAACATGGGTAACACCCACACAAGAAAGGGATAATTGGGAAAGAGTAGTTGGGACAATATCTCGAACTATTAAACATAAAGTTTTAGAAGTTTACAATAAATCATTATTCAAAGAACATTTTATTGTTGATTTAGATTTAAGAACAAGTGGGATAAAAGTAGATAAAGCAAGTTTTTTAAATCTTGAAATTACATTCTTTACAAAAGAAAATATTGAGTTCAAATCTGAAAATATATCAACAGAATTAAATCACGTATTAAAAGAAGTTCACGACAATGTTTTAAAGAAATCAAAGTATTTTACCATTCAATATTCTAAAAACAAGTTGAAAAACAAAAACTTTGAGATATTCTAATATTTATTGATAAATATTTTAATATGAAGATACTTAAACCGAATGAAATAGGTAAAGGAATATTGATAGAATATGATGCAGGTCATATATCTATGAAAAATGCCGTAGATACTGATTTAGTTAATGAACAAAAATCACAATTAGACCACTCTAAACCATTTGTATTTTACGCAACTCTACAAAAGTATGGTACACCTAATAGAAATGGTCGTGTATATCCTGAAAATATTCTTAAAAGAGAAGCTGAAAAATATAAACAAACAATATCTAAAGGTTTGGCAACATCAGAACTTAATCACCCTGAATCATCTTTGATTGATTTGGACAGAGTATCACACATTATTGATGATATATGGTGGGATGATAACGTTCTTATGGGTAAACTAAGGTTATTAACCACACCAGGTTTCCATGAAAGAGGTATTGTATCCTCTAAGGGTGATGTAGCAGCAAACTTAATGAGACAAGGTGTTACGATGGGGGTATCTTCACGTGGTGTAGGTTCTTTAGCTAAAAAGGGAGAACACAATGAAGTTCAAAATGATTATGAAATGATTTGTTTTGACTTGGTTATGAATCCATCTACACCCGGCGCTTATCTATTCCTTAATAAGGATGACCGTCACAAATACGATGAAAATCTTGAAGAAGAAAAAAAATCAAAAGAAGATGGAAGAATTGATGGTGGTTTAGGCAAATCGCTTGACTTAATGGGAAAATTGAACGATTTTTTGGGATATAGATAAAATTATTATTATGGACGAAAAATATTTTGTAGCAAAAATTCAGTACGACTTGATTGATGAAAACTCAGGAAAAATCAAAAAAGTTAGAGAAGAAAAATTAGTTAAAGGTTACAGCGTAACAGATGTTGAAGCTAAAGTAACCGAAAAATTCAAAGGATTTCAACATGATTGGCGAATAACGGCAGTCAGTGAAAGTAAAATCGATGAAGTTTTTGAATAATTTAAAACCCGAGAAATCGGGTTTTTTTTATTTTATTATATCACCATTTGAGATTTTTTTGATTAGGGGCATATTTATAGTGTAAATAAAAACTATTTTATTATACAAAAAATGAGCGAAAAAAAATCATTAGTTGAGGAAGCGTTGTTACAAATGAAAAATTTGGAACAAGTTGTTACCGAAAACGCAAAAGGAATACTTGCTTCTACAATGAAGGAAGAAATCGAAGAGTTAGTAAAAGAGTCTCTTGAAGAGGCTGACACTTATGCTGAAAATGAGTCTTATAGTAACGAAGATGTTACTGAAGATGAAGAAGAAGATTCATTGATGGCTATGGACATGAAGACACCTATGATGGGTGATGATATGATGTCCGATGATTCAGATTCTATGAAAATGGATGACATGGATGACATGGATGACATGGGATTGGAAGATGATGATGATGAACTAGAACCGTTAGACATGACGGGAGCATCTATGGAAGAAATTATGGCAGTACTTAACGGTATGGGAGATAATGACGGAGTTATCATCAAGAAAACTGGTGAAGATTTAGATGTAGACAAAATTACTTTCCAAGACGATGACATGATGGAATCATTAGAAGAGTCAGATTATTACAACTCTAATGATACTAATGAATCATACGACGAAGAAATTGTTTACGAAATTGAATTAGGTGAAGATGATAATGTTGATGAAGATGACTCTACAGTAACGGAATCTAGTATGATGGTTAAACCAAAAGGTATGGGTATGGGAAAGGCAAAATCAGAATTACCAACAGGTAAAGTCAACATGAAAGGTTTTAAAGAAGATATGTCACAACATAAAGAAAGCTTTAAAGGTCCTAAGAAATTTGAATTTAAGGAAGGTGAACATGATGTTGAAGAAAAAGAAACTGAAACAAAAGAAGCTGCTAGAACTTACGGAAATGGAAGTAGAAATTTTCCAAAAAGAAAAGGTCTTCCAAAAATGAAAGTTATTACAAATGACGCTTTACAAGAAGAAGTTGAAAAGTTGAGAGCTAAAAATGAAGAGTACAGAAAAGCATTAAATATTTTCAGAGAAAAATTAAATGAAGTTGCTGTTTTCAATTCTAACTTAGCTTACGCTACAAGATTGTTTACTGAACATACAACTACAAAATCAGAAAAAATAAATATCATGAGACGTTTTGACAACGTCGAAACAATCAAAGAATCTAAAAATCTTTATCAAACTATTAAAGAGGAATTGGGTTCAGTTGAAAAACCGATGGTTAAAGAATCTATCGTTGAAAACATTGATAGAACACCATCAAAAGGTTCAACTAATTTGGTTGAAAGTAAGACATATGAAAATCCACAGTTCTTAAGAATGAAGGACCTTATGTCAAAAATGAATAAATAAAAAATAAACTAAAAACAAACTAAATATTTTAAAAAATGGGAGCATTATTAGAATCAGGTCTTGTTGGTAACATCGGTCTTAAGCACCTTAAAGTTATCAAAGAAGATACTATTAACAAATGGGACAAATTAGGATTCTTGGAAGGTTTGAGAGGACACGTTAAAGAAAACATCGCTCAACTTTATGAAAACCAAGCATCTCACTTAATTAACGAAGCTGCTAGCACAGCATCAGACGGTTCTTTCGAAACGGTTGTATTTCCAATCGTAAGAAGAGTTTTCTCTAAATTGTTGGCTAACGACATCGTATCTGTACAAGCTATGAACTTACCTATCGGTAAATTGTTCTACTTCGTACCTAAAATTCAGGGTTATGACATGGGTCAAGACCCAACTGCAGGTGGTACACACTTCGCACCTTATGGAGCACCTGATGGACCAGCATCAACAAACACTGGTTATGGTGCAAACGACAAGAATTTGTATGACAGATTCTACGAAGGTAACGAAGCTACATTAGACCCTCCAGGGTTATTTGACTATTCTAAAGGTAAGTTTAGTGCAAGAACAATTACAGCTACAACTGTAGTATGGAACGGTAGTAATTTAATCCAATCAGGATACGCAGCAAGTACTGAGTTTAGAAAAGTATTGATTGGTATGTCAGGTTTCAACTACGCAGGTGCTGGTAAATTAATCGGACCTAACGGTAACGAAATGGATAATGAAGAATTCTTAGCAGGATTAACAATTCAACAAAACACTGCTGCAGGTGCAGTAGCTGCTACTGTTATAAATGGTTTTTCAGGAACAACAGCTGGTAGTTCATTAGGTAGTGGTCCATTGTTATTTAGAGTTGTTACTCAAAAATATGGTAAAGGTATTGTTGAATATGGTTCACAACAAACGACTACTTTCCCAGGTACATCAAGTAACTACGGTGGAAACGGTGGTGCTTATGACAACATATGTGATGCTAATGGTGTTATTTACTTAGAAATTGACACACAGGTTCCATGTTCAATAGGTTCAGGTTCTTTAGATGGATATTCGGGTATTACAACAAACGCAAATACATCAACTACTAACGTGTTTACAGCTACTTACAGAATCTATCAAAACTTAGAATTTGAAGATGAAATCGGTGAAGTTTCTTTTGATTTGGAATCAGTAACAGTTTCTGTAACTGAAAGAAAATTGAGAGCACAATGGTCTCCTGAATTAGCACAAGACGTTGCAGCATTCCACAACATTGACGCTGAAGCTGAATTAACAGCTTTATTGTCTGAGCAAGTTGCGGCAGAAATTGATAGAGAAATCTTGAGAGATTTGAGAAAAGGTGCAGCATGGACTTTGAGATGGGATTACAACGGTTGGAAAAGAGGTACAACTGCAAATCCATTAACACAATACACACAAAAAGATTGGAACCAAACATTGATTACAGCAATCAACCAACTTTCAGCTCAAATCCACAAATCAACATTGAGAGGTGGAGCTAACTGGATTGTTGTTTCTTCTGAAATCAGTGCAATCTTTGATGATTTGGAATACTTCCACGTATCAAACGCAGCTCCTGAGCAAGACCAATATAACATGGGTATTGAAAGAGTTGGAACTTTGGCTGGTAGATACCAAGTTTACAGAGACCCTTATTTCCCACCGAATACAGTATTGATTGGTCATAAAGGTAACTCATTGTTAGACACAGGTTATGTGTACGCACCATACGTACCATTACAATTGACTCCAACAATGTATAACCCATTCAACTTCACACCTATCAAAGGTATCATGACAAGATACGCTAAGAAGATGGTGAACAACCGTTTCTACGGTAAAATCACAGTTGATGGTGTTAGAACATTTGACTTAAGAGAATTGAGATAATCTTTTCTAAATGAAATAAAAAAGGGACGAGAAATTGTCCCTTTTTTTATGCCTCTTCTTTTTTGTCAGGAGTACTTAAAACTCTTAATGATTTTGAAATAATCTCAGATTCTTCTAATGTAAAACAACCTCGTTTATACGCTGATTTTACAGATTGTATTAAATAGAATAAAGATTGTTCCTTTTCTATAGAATTAATTATTTTTTCAAGTTCATCATTTGAGTTATATTGTAAAAAATCAAATAGTTTTGTGTTGTTATTAATCATAGTAAGATATTTATATATAATAATCGTAAAAAAATGATGGATAATAAAGTAATAATTCAAGATATTCTTAATGA